ATGGCGCAGCCAGCAAAGAAAAGTAGTCAGCCGTTGCTAGGTGATAAATCATCAAGTGACAAGAGAGATATGATTGAAAAAATAAAAGCGCGGAGGTCTAATGAAATTATTATTGGATTGTGTGGAGCAGTTGGTTCAGGTGTTAAAAAACTGAAGGATATACTAATACCTGAATTTGAAAGAATAGAATATAAAGTAGAGCACATCCGCGTAAGTCAACTTATTTTTGATAAATGTAATACAAATAAAGCCATGTCACTTGAAAGCCTTCGTGGATTTATTAGATATGATACATTGCAAAATATGGGTGATAAGCTTAGAGAAAATGAAAAATCTTTTGTTGCTCAATTAGCGGTAAATCAAATTAATATACTTAGAAATAAAAGTATAGAAGAGCAAAAAATTAAAAATGTTGGTGATGATGATATCACAAAAACAGATGGTAAATTTGTTTACATAATAGATCAGTTTAAGAATCCAGAGGAAATAAATTTATTTAAAGAAATATATTCAGATGCTTTTTATTTGATAGGTTTATTAAGAAATGAAAGCCAGAGAAAACAAAACCTTAGTGATGAGAAAATATCCGAAGAAGATATCGCAAAACTAATGATTAGAGATAAAAAATCAGAGAAATATGGCCAAAATACGGAAGAGACTATACTTCAATCAGATTACTTTATAAAAAATATTGATAATAATAATAAATTAAGAACGGAAGTTAGACGATTTATCGATTTAATGCATGGCGCAAATAATATAACACCTACTTATGAAGAAATAGGTATGCATAGTGCATATTCTGCATCTTTTGGTTCAGCTTGTTTATCTAGGCAGGTTGGCGCGGCAATAATGGATGATAACGGTAATATATTATCAACAGGTTGTAATGATGTACCAAAATTTGGCGGTGGATTATACCATTTTAATGATAAAAATGACATGCGTTGTTTTAATAGAGGAAAATGCTTTAATGACACACATAAAGGGTACTTAAAGAATGAAATTGAATCTATTTTAAACGATTCTTTTGAAACATTATTGTCAGATGTTAGTGATGTTATTGATGAATGTACGTTAGATATTAATAAAAATATTAATAATTTATTTGATGTTGAAAATAAAAGTAATGCCGCCATAGATGAAATAAATATGGGTAATGTAGAGAAAGTAAAGGCTGAAATTTCGAAAGTTAATACATTAAAAATTAATGTTAGGAATCTTATTAATAATCTAAAAATTTCCGAAGAGATAATGGGTGGAACTAAGGCTAAATCATTAATAGAATATTCTAGAGCTGTTCATGCTGAAATGGATGCTTTATTAGCATTAGCTAGAACCACTTCTAACTCTACATTAAATAAAACGTTATATTGCACTACATACCCATGCCACAATTGTGCAAGGCATATTATAGCAGCAGGGATAAAAAGAGTTGTATATATAGAGCCATATGAAAAAAGCCTTGCAACACAATTGCATAATGATGCTATTTCACTAGATCAAGATGATGATATTTTAGTTACAAATAAAGTTTCATTTCGAAATTATGATGGAGTATCGCCAAGAAGATATGATGATTTCTTTAAATATAGACATAAACGTAAAAATTCTGATGGAACTGTAAAAACTATCCATTCAATGGATGTCCCTCACGTATCACAAATCCATCTTGATAGCTATGTAGAATATGAATTAAAAATAGTTGGAGAGCTGGAAGATAAAGAAAGCGGTCAGTAAGAATTATAAACATAAAAACTAAGTTTGGTACCTATTAAAAAGGTACCAAACTTATAGCCTGTAGATAATTTTTTATATCTATGAATGAATCTTATCAAATTCCTTTTTTGCTTCGCTTCTTTTTTTATCAATCCATTCAGCTAGGTCACTGATATGAACCATTCTTGGTGATTTTTGGCTTTTATCATCTCTATATGTTGGAAATGGTAATTCACCTAAAGTCGCTTTTTTATCTGCATAGCTAGGTGTTAATTTTAAAAACTTTTCTGCAACGATATCTAATGGGATTTGAGAGGTTTCAAATTCAGCCATTAATAAAAAAACTGTGTTCATATTTACCTCCACTATCTGCCGCATACAGATTTAAAAATTAGATATCGTAGTTAACTGGCTTAATCAAATGCTGGTGGATAATAGACACATATTTAGCCTGATGGATTGCATCAGCTAATGCATTGTGTTGCTCACCTTCGAACTGAAGTGTTTTCTTTGGATCAATGCCAGCATTACGGCCTAGCTCTACAATCGTTCTAACACAGCGATTATTCCAATGTTTCCAGAATGGTTCTAAGTCTACGGCAGTATAAGCATTACGAAGAATGACATTATCGTAATCAACACCATTTCCCCATACCTGTACATCATCAGTCAATGTATCTTCAGCAAAGCAATTAAGGTCATGTAGTGCTTTACGTAAATTAACCCCATCATTAATGATAGCGGCTCTAGCTTCACTGCTTTGCATCATCCACCAAAGGACAGTATCAGCATCGATATGAAGACTCGCACGTTCGCAACTTCTTAAATCGACAACTTGGTAAAATGTAGGCCCAATCTCACCAGTTGAAGGTTCAAAAGCGACTGCACCAATAGAAACAATAGCTGCATTGTTATGTGTGCTCATTCCCTCTAGATCTACCATTAAGTGTTTATATTTCATTGTTAGTCCTTATTTATCTAGCTGATATATCGTTTAATTTGGTGGCCTACCCATTCGCCGACCTGAACGCTTACACCATTTCCAATTTGGCGGTATGCATCGGTTTGGCTCACTGGAAATTGAAACCAATCGGGAACGCCTTGTAGTCGTGCATATTCACGAACTGTGTAAGGACGAACTCTCATAGGGAAATTCTTGTCAGCTACAAGTCGGGTACTTTTATCTTTAGCGTAATGCGCAACGCAAGTTGGTGCTAAATCTCCATTCTTGGGGTTGCTAATGATAGGTAAGTCTCTATATTCACCATTCATTCTTGAATAAACAGATTTAGGAATATTAATATCTGGTTCAATTTCCAAAACATCTGCTAATTTAATTGGCTTATGGTTAACTGGTGGTTGCGGATTAAAATATTTTTTAGTCCCAATAATAATTAAACGGCTGCGTTTTTGTGGTAGCCAAGTTTCAGACTGAATAGGGCAAAATACATTCACATAATAATCAGGCATTTTTTGCATAGCTTCCATTACTACTGGGAAAGCCTTCATGCCGGGTACATTTTCAACAACATAAAACTCTGGTCGCGCTATTGCTAAATGTCGTAACGCATGAAGAAACAAATCATCCCCGGTTCGGACGCCATGAATATCGCCAATCGTGCTGTATTTAGTGCATGGATAGGTGAATATCATTCCATCGCATGAGTCTTGTTCTAAAACCAACTCCTGGGCTATATCGCATTCTTTTACATGGTTACCTAAATTGTGTTTATAGGTTTTACAGGCTGACTTATCCAATTCAAAAGCTTGTCCTATTTTGAGCCCTGCTTGTAAAAGGCCTATATCCATTAGGCCAGCTCCGCTAAAGTAAGAGTTCACAGTAATCATAATCACACTCGCTTAAACAATAATTCTGTAAACTGAATTAACTGTTTGTATATAACCATCAGTTAAATAAGTATCGATATTGATAACTCGTGATGTTTGAATAGGATCACCATCTTGAAAGCGTTTTTTCTTATCTGAATAAATGTCACCCCAAGCGCATTCACCACGGATTGTGCTTAATCTTATATCTGCATCGAATTTAGGTATCGTTCCTGTTAGCTGGTTATAGCGATAAATAAACATTGCTCTTGCTTGTATAGGTGACAATGGGCTAACTGTAATTAAATCAGTTGCCGGAATACCGTCTAAAATTGGCCAGTAGTTATCACCGTCAACTTCTAAATCTCGACGTTCTGTTGCTAACATTGTTAAATCAGCATAATGCACAACATCACTTAAATTGGCTGGTAAGTTCCATTTGTCAGTTACTACCAGTTGTACTCTGCGCTCAATTTCCTTGTATTCTGGTAACAGCGCTTTTAATGGGCTAGGCAAGTCTTTGCAATATGCTTCCGATGCATCGTGCAGTAATGCTTCCAGCGCATATTCAGGCGGTACAATTTGACTCACATAAACAGAATGTTGAGCAACAGAATAGAATTGGATAATTTGCCCGGCAAAACGACATTCATTAGATAAACCCTGAGCAATATCATTAATATCGATATCATCCGCACTGATATTGATAAAGTTAAAATGCTTTCCTGTAAAAGTTGAAATATATGACATGTTCAAATCTCCACACTACAAATAGCGCCACTAAACTGGTGGCGCATAAATTAATTAAGCTGAAAAATTCCCAATGAATGTTTCGATCTGAGAGCCTTCAAATTTAGAAGCAAGTAGATCACGAAATTCCTGTGCCATTTGCTCTTCTAAATTTTCAAGTTGAACAATACGAAGAATCAATGCTGGCGTATCGTGTGAAGTTAAAATGCTATAGCGAAGTTTAATTGCGCGTTCTTGCAATTCTTCATACGGAGTACATTTGAACTCAAAAGCAGCTGGCATAATGTCTTTGCTTTTTGCTTCAACACTTTCCATTACAGAACGGTTTGCCGAAAAATCACTATCTTCATGATCTGATGAACGGCTTGATTCAATAGTAATTCGACGGACAGCACCAATAGCTTGCTTAATATCCAGAACATTACCTTCAGCATCGAAAGCTAATAAGAATTCGCGCCAATCTTCCAACCACTCGGCAAGCTCTTTTTGTCCTTGCTTGCGGCCATTAACTGATAGAACAGCAGAAAAAGGGGATGTTTTTTTCAGGCCAATTACAGCTGAGTTATCCGCGTGACCAGGAGCTGCAATAGTACCGAGGTTAAAGATAGTTTTTGCACTCATATCTTCAGCATCGATAAAACAACGAACACCAGGAGTATCAGCATAACCAACACTATATTTTACGAAGTCGCTAATGCTGGTGGTTTTTAGTGCACCACGGAAGCGATAACGACCTTCTTGATATCTCTCTAGACTAACAATTTCGAGTCCATCAGGTTTGGCAACAGCAGGGCAAGGCATACTTTCCACAGCACCTAAGCGAACACCTGAAATAGCTAGTTCTGTAATTTGAGAAATAGCATCACCATTTAATTGAGACATAAAGGCTCCTACTTATTTAATAAAGTATTTTTAAAGATTGATATTTAGATTAAAAAAAAATTAATTAACTTGTTTTAATTTGCCGTCAGGTGCACCATTAATTGCAAATAATTGACCTTGGTCTTCTTGCAAAATAGTAAGTTTCCCACCTTTATTTACATACATTGGTGTTTCTGTTGTATCTTCTTCTGATTGCTTACCGCGTCGAGTTGGTGTGACGAACTTCAATTTATGTGAAACTTTCACTCTATTTTCATCAAATTGAGTAATTTTAAAAACAATTTGAATTTCACCCGTGCCACCATTTTTATTAACACCACCGCCGACAAGATTTAATGCTGCAGAAATTTTATTCTGAAATGTGCCTGCATCTAATTCAGAAAGAAAATCTGGAACATTTGTTTTTCTATCTTCACTCATGAGTAGATCCTCATTATTAGGTTATTACTCCACAAATAAGACCGCTAATAATAATTAAAACATATTACCGAGTATGGACTGATTAAATATCAGCGGTCTTATGTGTGATATAAAAAGGGTGGCTACTGAATAGAACATTATCATCAACCTCGTAGTGTGGAAGATTCAGGTCGCCACCAAAACTATCAATAACTACTTACTAGCACTGGCGTTTTTTTCATCCTGAATACGTTTATAAATTTCCTCACGGTGTACAGCCACATTCTTTGGTGCTTCAACACCTATTCGGACCTGATTACCGCGAACTCCTAGAACCGAAACTTCAACTTCATCACCTATCTTTAGGGTTTCCCCAACTCTACGTGTCAAAATAAGCATATGTCCCTCACCACTACTTCACATTAAAATTAGTGCCTGGTTGTTTCATCCTGAATACCCCATTTGTTAGGCGTTGATGGTGATTTTACAGCGTTCCTGCTGGTCGAATATTTCATCATCGAGCTTTTCAATCTTGCGCTGCAGTTCGGCCTTGTCCTGTTCAAATTGAGCTTGTTTAGCTTTAAGGGATTCAAGCGTATTGAATTCAGCTGCTTTTTTTAGAATCCATGCCTGAGCGTCTTCCTGCGACATTGGCACGCTAAAGGTAACAATTGGTTCGTTTAAATTGAGTTGCATGATTATTCCTTTTTCTATCGTTTGCCCTTAATGAGCTAATATTGGTTCAGTTAGAACCAATAGTCAAGATAAAAATAAAATTAATTTGCAATAATGAGCAACTGTATTAATATACAGTTAATGACATAAAGGCGATGGAGTTTGATATGGTTAAGGAAATGGTTATTAGAATAAGCACACCTAACCAAAATGGGATAGAGCATAAAATCTATAAGATTGAAGCTACTAAAAAAGTAAAAAAAATAACTTGTAGAAAAGACAACTTAGGCCTTATGTTGGCTATGAATAAGGTACTAGACTCCTCTAATAGAAAATTTAATTAGCCCTATAAGTTCCCATTTTCCCTCATGTATTCTGTCGGGAAATTCTTCATTTTGTAGAAGGGTTTCAAGTCCGATTTTTTTTACTTTCCAACAGGTTAGTTCATTTTTCCCACCTATTTTAGCCATAACATAATTATTGTTTTCTATACCATTTAAATTAACGTTTAGGTCGATTCCAATTATATCTCCTGGTAAAGCTAGGCTTTGTATAGATTTGCCTGCAGTTGGCGGGAGCCTTGTGACAAATGAATTACTGGATAGCCCTTCAGGAACGCTAATTAACCTCATTGATATCTGTTCGTTATTTAAAAATGGTTGAATATCTTCCCAGCCAATTAACGGTGTGGAGGTTATTCCTAGTTGTAATTTATTATCTTGGTTACTATTTTCCAAACTACCTAAAGATAAACTTCCTCTTTTTAAATCAAAGGCTTCTTCTATTCTAGAGGCTATGTCATCCCCAACATATTTTTTGGCAGTTTCCTTTAATTGGTTAGCATCAGGATCTAACGCTCTAAGAATCTTACTAACATGTTGTACTGAGCTGCCTATGCGTCTAGCAAATTCTGATTTATTTCCTGAGCATTTTTCTGCAATTAAATATCTAACATTTTCTGCTCTGGTTTTTTTTGTGATGTCCATTATGATCCTTTATTGACATTGGTTCTTTTTGAGCTAATAATTGGTTCTAAAATAAAAGGGGGAACCAATGAAGTTAGCAGATTACTTTAAAAAACTACCAATGGTTGAACGAATAGCTATCGCTGAAAAGCTTGGGTGTAAGTACAGCGTGCTTTATCGAAACTACATCATGATAGAGAAAAAAACGGGTAGACCTGCCAAACAGCCTAGACCTGAACGATATCAAATTTTTATTGATATTTTTTCTCCAAAAATTGGAGAAATGGCAGTACACCAACATTTTCTTGGTTTTAGTTCTAATTCTAGCCCAAAAAGAGCTAACTTAACAAACCAATAATTCTAATCTCAAGTTCATGGAGCAACAAAATATCAATTTGAACTAAAGATTATAACTACCAGAACCAAAAAGGGATTGTAGATATGTGCAATAAAACACTGAGAGAAGTTGTTAAAGGAATGTGCAAAGGATATCCGAACGGACGTGCAGGAATGGCTGGCGCATTAGGTATGTCAGAAAACACATTTAACAACAAATTATATGAAAAAAATGGCTGTCGTTTCTTTGAACTTCAAGAGCTAGAGGAAATGGAGACGTTATCAGGAACAGCATTGTTATTTGAATATTTAAGGGGAAAACGCAATCAGATTGAAGTGGAAAAAATCAAAGCTGAGTCTTTAGACAAAGTGGATTTGTTCGAAATTCGAATGAATTTAGACGCTAAGTACGGCTCTCTGTATGCATTGATGCAAAAGTGCGTTGCCGCTGGTTTTGCTACGGATGAAAAATTAAGGGCAATGGAAAGAGATTTAGGTGAAATATTTTCGTATTCAAAGGGATTTTTAGAGTCGTTTAAAACTGTATATAGGGCTGAGAAACCATGATTTCACTAAGAGAGGGTGGCGCTCAGGATATGCGGTCCCGAGCGCCGAGCGTCAAAACAAAGTGTGGAGTAATGAACGCTATGAACAGTTTAAATCAGTTACAGCCAAGAAAGCAATTTAAGTGTTTGTTAACTTCTAAAAGTGGCTCAATTCAATATGTAGAGATCATAACCTCAGCTGACGAGTCGGGCAACTACCAAGAGGTACAGCAATTGGTAGACGACCGTAAAAAGTTAGAAGAGCAATGGTTCAGCTTTTACTTTTTAAGTGGGAGTGAGGCCAATGTCCAATGAAGATCCAAATAATCTTAATCGGGTGTATCTGGATAAGAGCGGTATTCGTGTTCGTGTCATACGTTATGACCGAGTCAAAAAGTGGGTCATATTCTTGCGTGACGGTTATGAACATGAATGCTTCGCCCCTTTGTACAAATTTAAAGCCGAATTCACAAGGGTGATGGAATGAGCAGCTTGTTACTACTTAAAACACGCCCACAAATTGTTATACCTGAACTGGCGGTTCGCTTGGGCTTGAATGAGGCTTTATTGCTTCAGCAAGTTCAGTATTGGCTATCGGAAACCTCGTCGGGCGTTGACCATGAGGGGCACCGCTGGATTTATAACACTATTGAAGAATGGCGTGAACAGTTCCCATATTTTTCTGAATCCACAATTAAGCGTGCATTTAACAATTTAAAAAAATTGGGCGTATTAAATATTGAGCAAATCAATAAACGAACCCATGACCGCACAAATTATTACTCTATAAATTATGAACATGCGTTGTTATCCGATGAGGTCAAATTGAACCCATCGAACAGTTCAGCTGAGCGTGTTCGAACGGGTCAAAATGACCTTATCGATAAGCGCAAAATGAAACGTTCGAATAATACCAAAATGACCCCATCGAACGGGGCAAATTGCCCTGATCTTACAGAGAGTACTACAGAGAATACTCAAGAGATTACAACAGAGAGTAACTCTTTTTGTCAGGCTCATGCTGAGCCCGACCATGCGCAAATTGTTTTAAATCATTTCAACAAGGTCACTAACTCAAGTTACCGGGATGGAAAAACAACAATGGGTCATATCAGAGCCCGCCTAGCTGAAAACTATATCGCTGATGATTTAATTCTGGTGACTGACTACACCACAGCCAAGTGGCTGAATGATTCAAAAATGAGCGACTACCTGCGCCCTAAAACATTATTTAGCCCTGAAAATTGCATGGAGTACTTTGAAAAGGCTCAAAAATGGCATGAAGCAGGTCGCCCCGCGTGCGTTAACGGTAAATGGCTGAAGCCGGGGGAAGTGGTTGTTCATATCGATACGGTTGAGCGTGACACGGTATTTACTCAAATTTTCTCAACAGGTTGGAAGCCAGCTAACAGGATCCAAGAAATTGCCAAAGAAATGGCTAGCAGAAGTGGCCTAGGTCGCCTAAATGAATTTGCAGGGCGTTCGGCATGGAAGGGGATTTGGCAACAGGCAGCAGAGCAAGCAGCGAAAGAGGTGACAGCGTGATGCGTAGTGAATCTAAGGAAATTTACGGGGCTAACGTTTTTGGTTTAGTGGCCATGTTTCATCAATTGCGCCGCTGGTGGGCTATTCGTGAATTACGTTCTTTTTGGAATCAGGACAGATACTGTTTAGGTATTTGTAAAAAATTTAGTCACTTAGCCCATCACGCTGACTATTTCCATATTCAGCAACGCTACAAGCGCATTCATTTATATACAAGAGCCCACCAGCAGCGAGGTGTTATCTAATGGCTGTTTATTCAAGTAATACCGCGCCAGAGGATAAAGATTGCTGGCAAACACCTCAGTGGCTATTTGAAGCTTTAACGCTTGAATTTGGTTTCTGGTTAGATGCTGCTGCAAATGAACAAAATGCCCTGTGCCCGTATTTTCTCACCATAGAGCAGGACGCATTACAAAATGATTGGGTAAGTTGTGGCGCCATATGGTGTAACCCGCCTTACAGCAAGATAAAACCATGGATCGCTAAAGCCGCAGAGCAATGCACAAAGCAAAACCAACCAATAGTGATGTTATTGCCAGCAGATAAATCAACATCCTGGCACTCATTGGCACTAAGAAGCGTTGATGAAGTTCGAACTATCATCGATGGCCGTATTAATTTTGTTGATCCCAACACAGGAAAAGAGAGAAAGGGCAACAGTAAGGGTTCGATTCTTCTTATTTGGCGTCCATTTGTAGAACCAAAGGCAGTAGGTACGCATGTCTCAAAGAATCGCTTAATGGAAGTAGGTAAGGCAATTTTAGGGGAGGCGGTATGACTCCTTTGTATCTACGAATAGCGAGCGAATTTAAAGCAGGCAATGAAATAACAACCAAGAAAATCAGAAGCATATATGCATCATCTGATAATCATACAAAGCATACGATAGCGTTTTTACTTAGAGCTGGTGCCATAGTGAAAACCGACAGAAAGGAAGGAACTTTTATTGTTTATGTACTTCAGCAGAACGCTTACGAAAAAGCCGTACTACAAGATAATAAAAGTAAGAAATATAGAGTAAAAACAAAGCTATATGTTAAGTGTGATGTTAAAGAGTTAATGAAGACGCATAACCCATTGATATTACAGTTTAATAAACTTTTATCGGAGGTGAGGTCGTGAACAACATAATTCCACCTATGACGGATTCTCTTGGTAAGCACTGGAAGCAGCCTAACCGCAAAAATATTCTTATTGATGACACTCACGCCCTTATGAGCGCCAAAGATTTTAATCTATTAGCTGATTACTCAAGTTCAATTCCATCAGGCGTTTATCCGGGAAAAATGTGGAAAGCTACAACACTAGGTGGTAAAGCCTTTTTGCGCTGGTTTGGTGTTGTTGAGGGGCGTGATGATGTGTGTAGCAATAATCAGCGTGAAATTCTGATAGTAGAGAGGATTGAGGGATGACTGACAACATTATCAAAGTTAATTTTACCGGCGATACTAAACCTCTACTTGAGACTCAGATTGAAGAGAAAAAGGACTACAGGCAGGCTAAGTGCCGGCACTACTCCATTATTATTAATGAACAATATAGAACGGTTAAGTGTAAAGATTGCGGCTGCATTGTTGATGCTTTCGATGTTTTTCTTATGAGAGCTGACGATGCTGAACATATTGTCAGGGAAGTATTAGCTCTGACAGAACAGCGTGATGCTCTTCGCAAATCAGTTGATGGGTTACTCAAGGAAGAAAAGAACACTAAAGCCAGATTGCGAAGTGCCAGAACAGATTTAATGTTTATTGAAAATAAAAAGCTTCAGCATGAGGGGAAGGTTGGATGAAAAGCAAAATAGCCGAAATTTACCCTTGTCCTCATTGTGGAAGTGAAAACATAACCATCGAGAGCCACAGTTATAGAACATGGTTTTACATTCAGTGCCACAGCTGTGGTGAAAAGGGGCCAGAGGTAAATGATAAGCCTACAGCAGTAATAGTATGGAATGAACGAGTTGTCAGTATCTAAAAGCGCAAATGCGGTTGCGTAAATAAGTGGAGATGTAATATGAACCAGTTAATCATTGATGGTGTTGGTGTACGACAAGATTTTAACGGCCGTTTTTGTTTGAATGATTTACACCGTGCAGCTGGTGGTGAAGACAAACATAAACCTTCAAATTTCCTAAGAATTGAAACAACAAAAGATTTATGTATGGAAATTGACCGATGCTCAGATATGAGCATCGCTTCAGTTGAGGTAATTAAGGGTGGTACCGAACAAGGCACGTATGTTCTGCGTGAAATCGTTTATGCATACGCTATGTGGATCAGCCCTTTATTTAGCCTTAAAGTCATTCGTACATTTGATGCTGTGGTTCAGCGAAGAAACCAAGCCCAACTAACCGATAAGGTTCAAGCGGGCACTATCTTGCTAGAATCAATGGCTAAAACCCTTAATCTATCTAATTCATCAAAATTGGGGGGCTACCAAAAATTACAGCAAATGGCAGGGTTACCTAATTTATCACCTAGTTATGCGATTGATGCCCCCAGCGATGCCGTAGATGGTTCAAGTAGATCTACCCATTCATTAACTGAATTTATTCGCAAAAATAGACTTAATATAACCGCTCAATCAGCTTTTAAGCGTTTAGCTGAATTAGGTTTGGTGGAAAGAAAATCACGTCCAAGCACTAGGGGAGCAGATAAAACCAAGCAATTCTGGTCAATCACTACTAAAGGCTTAATCTACGGAAAAAATATCACCAGTCCCAATAATCCAAGAGAAACCCAGCCTCATTTCTATGAAAGCAAAAGTGCTGATCTCGTCAAATTAATGGTAGTGGGGCAAGCAGCATGAGTCATCAATGGATATTAACCCCGATCCCTGTTCCTGAACTTAGCGCCGTGATATTTAGACCAGGAGTAAGTGAGCTGCATAAGTTTAATTGTCGTATGTTGATTATCCCGGTACCAGAATCATTAGGTGATAAATCAGTAGGGCCTATCGCTCTTTCTTCATCATTCCTCAGCGACGAGTTCAGTGATATTGAAGAGATAAAGCAGATATTAAAACTACACATAGATCCTGAGCCACCAGCTAGCTTTATGAAAAAACCAAAACTACTGCGATGGACAAATGATAACTACCTGCAGTGGGTGAAAAAACAGCCGTGTTGTATATGTAACGCCATAGCGGATGATGCTCACCATTTAATCGGTTACGGGCAGGGTGGAACAGGCACTAAAGCCCATGATTTGTTCACTATCCCATTATGTCGTATTCACCACAGCGAATTGCATAAGGATCCAAATGGATGGGAAAGGGAGCACGGTAGCCAATTAATTTTTTTAATTCGCTTTCTAGACCGTTCAGCGGCACTAGGTGTATTTGGTTAATGCGGTAGTGGGAGATAACAGAATGAATTATCAATATTTAGAGTATCTTCGAGCAAATGTGACCTTAGCATTAGCCAATATTAACGGAGGAACTAAAGGGCAATTAGATGCGTTTCAAGGTGCAGCATTAGTAAGAACGAGTAGATTCAAAAGAAATAGAATGCGTGATAGTACAGGGGCAATGCGTGAATCGGATCCTGTTAAATATACTGAAACACGAATAAGTAAATCACCGATGCCTCCGATACTGGAAACAACATTTTGTCTTAGTTCATGGCGTCGTGCAGTTAATAAGTTAGATGAAGCTCATAAGGCATGGCTGTTGTACTGTTATGCATATGATTTGGATTATAACCATCAAGTAGAAATATGTAATTACGTGTGGGAGCAGTTTAAACCCTCACTATCAGGGAAACGGATCACTAAAAAGGTAACGGCCAGATTAATGCAATTGGTATGGTTAGCAGTACAAGATACCGCTTCAAGGTTTGGGGAAATACTAACACTTGATAAATATACAGATACAGCGTTAGCAAAATTAGTCGGTGTCAGTAAGTCAACATGGTCAGAGATATATCGGGATCATTGGACTATGTTGGTTTCTATTGTTGAGCGAATAGATCGTGAGGTTTTGTTGTCGGTTTCAAATATTAGAAATGAGTCACGTTCTTGCAATTTAACATCATAATACTTGCAAAACCGAACAAAATAAGCCATATTTAACACTAATTTGGTATGTTGCCAAAATTGTTTATAACCTCGCAATGCGGGGTTTTTTTATGCCTGAAATAAACATAAGACTTGCTGTTACGATTGGTCAGAGTTACATGTGTAGTTATGCACAATAACTAACCAAAGGTTTGAAATTATCATGTTAAAACATGTAGATATGACAGAAAAAGCAAGACTTGTTTTTAATGCGGTTACTGATGTGCCAGCCACAGCAGGTGAGGTTTCGCAGGATGCTAAGTTAACAGATTCATGCTGCCAACTAATACTGACACAACTTGTCATGGCTGGGTTAATCAAAGAAAACATCAAAGAAAGAACATATCAAAGCATTCAACTGTGAAAATGGGCGGCTGGTGGGTGTTGACGCACTCCACCAGCCATCTGCCCGTTGTAAGAGGTCACGGACAAACCAAGGCCCACCGCTTTTACGCGTAAAGCTAGGTGAGCTTATCAAAAAAGGTTCTCCTGATCTATGAAAAACACTGTAATTTTAAACAGTATAAATTTAGTCAATGACGACTCACTTATCTACATAAAGGCACTTCCAGATAATTGCATTGACTTAATCGCAACTGACCCACCTTATTTTCAAGTTAAAAGCTGTAGTTGGGATAATCAGTGGGAAAACGTTACTGCATACCTATCTTGGCTTGATGAAATGCTGGCGGAGTTTTGGCGGGTTCTGAAGCCAAACGGTAGCTTATATATGTTTTGTGGTTCAAAGCTGGCTGCAGATACTGAAATATTAGTTCGTGAGCGGTTCAATGTTTTAAATCATATCATTTGGGCTAAACCGTCAGGACCATGGCGAAGAGCGTGTAAAGCTGATCTGCGTAGTTTTTTCCCAAGTACAGAGCGCATTATATTTGCAGAACATTACCAAAGCCCTTACAAAGGGAAAAGTAGTGAATACCTGCAACAATGCCGTGAACTTAAAGAAAATGTGCTTAAGCCGTTGATTGAGTATTTCAAGCAAGCCCGTGATTTGTTAGGGATAACAGCAAAAGAGATCCACAAAGCAACAGGTAAGCAAATGGCCTCACATTGGTTTGGTTATAGCCAGTGGCAGCTACCAAGTGAACCGGATTATTTGAAGCTTCAGGATTTATTCAAGCGTGTTGCTGAGGAGAAATTAAGTAAAAATCCGTTAGATCGTGAACACGCTGAACTGGTGATGCAGCAAGCAACATTAAGGCGTGAATATCATGAACTGGCTGAACAATATCAATTATTACGCCGCCCTTTCACTGTGACCGTTGATGTTCCTTATACAGATGTTTGGAATTATTCATCTGTGCAATATTACCCCGGTAAACACCCATGTGAAAAACCTGCTGAGATGATGGAACACATTATCAATAGTAGTAGCCGTGAAGGTGATGTTGTTGCTGATTTCTTTATGGGTTCAGGGGCAACAATAAAAGCAGCATTAAAACTTAACCGTCGAGTTATCGGTGTTGAATTAGAAACCGACCGTTTTGAACAAACAAAATTAGAGATAGAGCAGAATAAACCGCGTCAATAGTTGTAGTGGCGTACAACAGCTTGCCTGAGCTAAATCAGGCATTCATTTTTCGTTGAGGCCCAGCATGCAAATACCTACAGAACTAGTATTTAGACCCGCTAGCGAATTACCAACCGCAGATATGGATAATCGAGATGTTATTGTTATTAATCCCTGTGATGGTTGGCATACGGGAACAATAGAAGTAGATAAAGAGGGTGATGATTGTTATATCGGCATTTATCCATTTGCCGGAACTGAAATGACACCTCATGACTTTTATATTGCATGGGCACTTTTACCCGATATTGATAGCTTGATCGACAAGTTTGATGGTGAACGATTTAAAAATCGTCATTGCTGCATATGCAAACGGTGTGATCATTCCACTGCTGAGCATAAAAGTTAGCTTGTAAGTAATCCTTACAGGTTGAACCATCCGGAGTTTCCGGATGGTTCAACTCACATATTCGGTTATTCCGAACAACTGATTTCAAGGCTGCGCGTTACGTGGCCTTTTTCGTATATAGCCACCGCAAATCACTATCAACATGTTTAATTACTGCAATTAATTTGCTGGTGGCTACCTATTAACTAAATATCGGGCACTCCGTAGGGGGTGGTATATGCGTATGGATAAATTAACGACTGGCGCCTCCTATGCTGCTTCGACAGGCTCAACATTCTATTGGCTAAAACAATTATTAGATGGTTTCTCATCTGAGCAGTGGGCAGCAATTGGGGTATTAGGAAGCCTGCTTTTAGGTGTAGCGACATTTCTGACAAATTTATATTTCAAACGAAAAGAAGATAAACGCAAAGAGGCGGCTCATGCCCAAAATACCCAATAATATAAAAAAGGCGACTGCTGGTGGTGTAATAGCCTTAACCGTTGCAATGCTTTCTTTCTTCGAGGGTGTCGAATACAAGCCCTATAAAGATGTGGTTGGTGTACTAACTGTATGTTATGGCCATACAGGTGCTGACATCATTCCCACTAAAACCTATTCCGAATCAGAATGTTTAGCTTTGCTTGAAAAAGACCTCAGCAAAGTCAGAAAGGGCGTAGACCCTCTAATCAAAGTTGATATCGACGATAACACCAGAGCCGCTATTTATTCCTTTGCTTACAACGTGGGCACGGGTGCTTTTGCGCGTTCTACGATGCTGAAGAAACTGAATGCAGGTGATATCGCTGGCGCTTGCAATGAATTGAAACGCTGGACTTATGCAGGAGGTAAAGAGTGGAAAGGCCTGATAACACGCAGAGAGATAGAAAATGCAGTATGCCTTGGAAAATTCGAGTCGGCTTATTCTTCTTCTTTCTCGGGTACGCCTTCTTTATTTCAACTGGCGTATATGCACTCAGAGACGATACCTGCGGTGGTACTGACAAGGTAAGCCTAGAAAAGCGCTGCCAAAGTGCGGTTAATCACAACAAAGCCCGGCAGGTTAACTTATGAAGGTAGATAACTCATTCTGGCTATTTTTGGCGCTATTTGCTGTGAGCTGGTGGGCTGCAACGCTTTATGACAGTAATGTTTTAGTACGAAAAGATAATGATAACCTCAAACAAGACAATGTCAGGCAAAGTGAAGTCATTGCTAAACAATCACTGCAGTTTAATAGCTTTAATCTCATAGCAACTTCAGCACACCGCAATGGTATTCAAGCCGATACAAAGGCACAGGAGAAAGTCATTGAATATAAAACAATACTTCAAAAAGAGTTTTATTGTGATGCTCTTGTGCCTCAGCCTGTTGCTGATGGCTTGTTCGAGTACACAAACGAATTACGTTCCCGCGCAATGCGTGCCAATTCCAGCAACGCTAACTAATTTAGTGGTACCTCCACTACCGCCTGATAGTGATGGAAAAACGCTATCACCAGAAGCGTCTGTATTGTGGAATATGCTACTGCTTACTGCGATAGAAAAGGCTAATGAACAGATTGAAGCTATTAGAAATATTGAAATTGAGAGAAGTCGCAATGTTCTAAATTGAATCTTAACGATTTAATAGAGTATATTGATGATAGTTTATACTCTTATATGGAAATATATTTATGCTTGATTGGGTAAGTTTGTTGGTTAATTCTTGTGTAGGGCTAATTACGGGCGGTGTAGCTGCTGCTATAACTGCAAGAATCGCTATAAAAAAATTTTATAAGGAAAAATGGTGGGAAAGAAAACTTCAGGCTTATAATTCTTTAATAGACTCATTAATAGAAATAGAAAATATTTATGTTAAGGCATCAAATCATTTTCATAATATTCACAAGAGAGAGCTATCTAATACTCATATTGATACTGATGATTATTATTTTGACTGGAAACGTTTTAATGAGCTAAGTTTTCAGATTCAGCGTATTTATATTTTTGCACCTATATCTTTAAGCCAAAAAGCTAAAAAACTATTGGAGGATTACTTTAAGTTAACGGAAAATAGTAAATACTCAGTTAATATAGAACAATACCCCGAACATATCGCATATAACGAGTTAGAAAAAAAAGTTAAATTAATTGTTAAGCATATTGTTGAAGATGCAAGTAATGAGCTGAAATTTAATTAGTTATTTTAAATAAAGGTAGAAAAAATATATTTTTTATTAATTTCTTATGAAAATCCGACTTAATTTAGGTTTTTATAGGACACTGAAGGGGCTTTTATGGCTACTATTGATGATCTTTATAATCAGATCCAAACTATCCGTAAGCAAATCCCCTTCGCGACAGCGCAAGCACTCACCAGCACTGCACGCAAAATAGAAAACGCACAAAAAGTTGCATTACAACGCAATTTAGAAAGCCCAACACCTTTCACTGTTAAGAGTATTAAAAGCCGTGGAGCACGTAAAAGTGATCTACGGGCTAAAGTGTTTGTGATGAATATCGGAGCTGAATACTTAACACCATTTGAAGAGGGCGGTGTTCATAAGTTAAATGGCTCTGCATTGCTTAACCCTAAGAACATTAAGTTGAATAAATACGGCAACTTACCAAGAAATAAGTTAAGCAGCCTGAAAGCTAAAGATAATACTTTCATTGGTGATGTTGGCGGTGTTAATGGTGTGTGGCAGCGCAAAAAAGTGAAAAAAGGAAAGAAAGGACGGAAACGCATACAGCGATCACCGAATGGAACTCGTAAAGATAGAAAAAAACAACCAGCACCTAAGTTACTTATTCGGTTTGGTGATGCGTTACCTGTTCAGCCTGTACTTGGATATCATGACAGGGCACAGCGAATGGCACAGGCTTTATTACCACGGGAAATAAGCCGAGCACTTGAAGAAGCAATACGCACGGCTAAGTGAATTAAGGTTTACATTGCAGGTGATATCAATAATCTCAATATTGTACTCATAAAGGTACCACCATTATTAGCAATTTTATCAACTAATAAACCAATAACAGCCTCAGTACCTTTTTCTCTAATTAGGTTAGATAATGTTTGTTTCTCTTCTGGTTCTAAATCTGAATTCTGAATGATTTCAGCGAATTTATCTAACGTTTCATTATGAATTTTGATTGTTTTAACACCAAGAATTGCACCTAATCCCCCATCAGTTAGGAGGAAATCAATACCCTTGCTCGTTATTCTTATTTTAGATAATTTTTCTGGGTTCCATCTGAAAAGTGGGTTTTCCTGTTCATGAGTATAATATGACTCCAGCAAACCGTGTTGTTCTAAATACATAACATTTGCTTTGAATATTCTGCATGCATCGTCAATAGGCATCTCATTAACACTAAATATGTGCACTAGTTCTGAGTATTTATTTATATTACTAAGATCTACTCCATTCGGAGATAATTCATACATTTTTTCTAGTAAGATTCTTTGCATTTTGCGATCAAATTTTTGCATTACGTTATCCTTTAGAATGTTTGAGTATAAAATTACTTTTCAGATTATAACGGACGTATTTATTTTTTGGGTCCTTCCTCGAACTTTCTTATGTCACGGGCATTGCGCGCCGTGCAGTTTCACCAGCTAAAAATTTTTGAAATTTGGGTAACAGGTAACACATCGGTATTTCTGAGGTTACGTTTATCTTTATGAATTTAAAAATAAATATTTATTTTTTGTTTAATTTTTTATGTTACCCATCTTGTTACCTTAGCTAATAGGTAACAGAGCGGGTAACAACTCAAGGTAACATTTAGGGTAACAACATGAATCAGTCAGATTTTGCAAAACTGCATGGCGTCAGTCGTAAAACTATTACGATGTGGAAATCTCGTGGATGGCTAGTCATGGATGGTGACGAAATTGATGTTGATGCCTCAAATGAAAATATAGAACGATACCGAAAATCCCCCTCAGTATCCGCAAATAAATCTAAACCTAAAAAAGAAAAAAAACAGCCCAATAATGAATTAACGGATGAATCACCAACACAAACAGCTGAAAGGCTAATTCGTGAAATTGGCGCGGATATGTCTTTTGATGAAGCTAGAAGAATAAAAGAAAACTTCCTTGCGCTACTTACTAAGCTGGAATACGAAAAAGAGGACGGACAACTGATTGAGCTTTCAGTTGCAGAATCAATCTTGTTTGCTGAATTCAGAGAGCAACGTGATGCTTGGATGAATTGGCCATCTCGTGTTGCACCAATTATGGCTGCTGACTTGGGCGTTCCGGCTGACAGGATGACTGAGGTGTTAATCGAACATGTCCACAAACATATTACTGGTCTCGGGGAGCCTGAATTCAACACAGACGAAGCGTGATAGGTTATTAGCTAGTGTTAAAAAAGGATGGACGCCACCACCTCGCATTAGTGTTCCTGACTGGGCTGACCGTTATAGAAAGTTAGCAAAAGAAGCGGGGAGTACATCAGGATCATGGCAGACCGATACGGTGGAAATTGCGCGAGGCCCAATGCTTTCCGTTACCGAGTCAGGTGTCCATACGATTACTGTTATGTGCTGTACTCAGTTGATGAAAACAGCTTTACTTGAAAATGTGTTTGGCTATTTTGCTCATTTAGATCCATGTCCTATGTTGTTGTTGCAACCAAAAGAGGATGCAGCTGAACAATTTTCAAAAGAACGAATTACGCCATTGATTCGGGTTACCCCTGTATTAAGAAAAATTGTTGGTGCGAATAAACAAAAAACATCAAAAGAAACGTTGCTATATAAATCATTTCCCGGGGGGTTTTTAGCTTTGGCTGGTGCTGGTAGCCCTGATAACTTAGCCCGCCGTCCAATTCGTGTATTACTAGCCGATGAAGTTGATAAATATCCAATTACGCGAGAGGGTGACCCTATAACGTTAGCAGAGGAACGAACGGCAACATTTGGTCTTAATTGGTTATCAGTAAGAGCATGTTCTCCAACTGTTGAGGATGAAAGCCGTATAGCGGCAAGTTATGAGGATTCGGATCAGCGTAGAGCATCCTTAGCTTGTCCTCATTGTGGGCATCGTCAATTTCCTGATTTTTTTAAGCATGTTCATTGGCCTAAAGAAGGTGATAAACACCAACCACACCTAGCCTTAATATATTGTGAAAGTTGTGGGGCTGGTTGGTCTGAGGGAGAAAGGCTAAGGGCCTTACGAACTATAAGATGGCATCAAACCAAACCTTTTGAATGTTGTGGCAGCCGACACTCACCATTAAATGATTATGATCAAGCATGGCATAACGATGATGAAGCCGCAGTAGATAAAGTGTGGGAATGGTCAGAGTCTGAACGACATGCTGTTTATAGAGCTATTTGCCCAGACTGCGGAGGGCTTGGGGTTAGTAATATTCATGCAGGTTATCAAGCATCTAAATTGTTTAGCCCATGGCAAAAAGATAAACCTTCTGATATTGCACAGAAATATTTAAAGGCAAAGGGAGATCCAGATAGAGAACTGGCATGGTGGAATACCCAAATGGGATTACCTCATCGCCCCAATTATGGTAAGAAACTGCCCATTGATGCTCTATTGGCCCGAAGGGAAGTTTATGATGCAGAAATACCAATGGGGGTAGTGGTATTAACAGCAGGAATCGATACCCAAAATGATAGGCTTGAAATTGAAGTTGTTGGTTGGGGGAAAGATGAGGAAAGTTGGTCTATCTCATTTGATGTTATTGAGGGTGATTTAGAAACAGCTGAACCATGGACTAGATTAGACGCTTATCTTAAACAAATATGGCGCCGAGCTGATGGTCGTGGATTTACTATTATGGCGGCTTGTCATGACTCTGGTGGTAATCATACCCAAAAAGTTTATGAATTTGCTAAAGAACGCTTAGGTAGACGTATTTGGGCTATCAAAGGTGAGTCGGCGACTAATGGTAAGCGTTCCCCCATTTGGCCTAATAAGCGACCAACACCCAAGAATAGATCTCAATTTAAACCCATTATCATCGGTGTTAACTCAGCAAAAGACTCCATTAGATCTCGCCTACATATTGAAGAAAGAGGACCAGGATATATGCATTTCCCTGTCGATAGGGATATGGGGTATTTCAGCCAATTAACATCAGAAAGATTAATAATGAAAGAGGCTGCTGGGCAACGCTATAGTGTTTGGGAGCTTCCTCATGGCAAGGCAAATGAAGCATTAGACTGTCGTGTTTATGCTTATGCAGCATTAGCGGGATTATTTCATTTAGGATTGAAACTAAATGCTTTGGCAATTGCTATTGATAATAACCCTGACCGTTTATTACCCCCATCTTCTGAGCCAGAAGAAAAACTAGACCTGCGCTTACCGGGAGCAATTCTTCCTGAAGAACAGGAACAGCCTAAGCGTAAACGTATTTCCAGCAAATTAGCATAAGGGGTCCCTATGTATCACAAAACAGGTTTACTCATGGGAATGAGTCGAGACCAGCTAAAGGCTGCTCTAAATACAGCCCAACAAGCTTATTTAGATTTAGCTTCGGGCACGAAAGGGGTTTCTTTTTCTTATTCTCAGGGTGATGGAACTCGATCTGTGAGTTACCAAAAAACAGAACTCTCACACTTGTTAGCATTAATACAGATGTTACAAGCGGAGCTTGGTTTAATTCCTCGCGCTAGGCGACCTGTAAGGTTTAAATTCTGATGACAGTTCAAATACTTGATAGGTACGGCAAGCCATATCAATCAGTTCAAAGGTCTAAACCTCACGCTCTGGTAGGCGGTAGCCGTGTTCCTTATGATGCTGGTAATTCCTACAGTGACCAACTAGCAAATTGGCAACCGGCACTGTGGTCACCTGATAATGAAATCAATATTTACCGTGACAAGATTGTATCCCGTGTCCGAGATTTAGCGCGTAATGATGGATGGGCATCAGGGACTATTACTCGAGTACTTGATAACGCAGTGGGTGCGAGTTATCGGCCTGTGTTTAAGCCCGATTATCGTTTGTTGCATTTCATCTCAGGAAATAAAGCGTTTGATGCTGTTTGGGCTGCTGAATATAGCCGTGTCTTAACTGCACACTGGCGTTCTTGGGCTAATGATAAAGGACGATATTGTGATGTTGAGCGTAAGCAAACGGTATCACAAATGTTACGCCTTGGTTTCCGGCATAAATTACTCGATGGTGATGCTTTGGCAATTTTACAGTATCGGCCCGATAGATTGGGAGCCGGTAAAGCTAATTATGCAACAACAATTCAGATAGTAGATCCAGATAGATTAAGCAACCCTCAACAAAATTTTGATATGGCCAATATTCGCGGTGGAGTTGAAATTGACGATGATGGTGCTCCTATTGCTTATCATATTAGAGAGGCTCACATGGGGGATTGGTGGGCTGCGCAAAAAACCATGACATGGAGGCGGATAGCCCGTGAAACTTCATGGGGGCGGCCTATTGTTGTTCATGACTTTGATATGGAACGAGGTTCACAACACAGGGGCATAGGGATTTTAACACCTGTAGTTCAGCGACTAAAAATGCTGATTAAGTATGATCAGTCAGAGTTAGAAGCAGCGATTTTAAATGCCATATTCAGCGCATATATCACCTCACCTTATGATCCTAAAATGGTTGAGTCTGCTATGGGAGAAACTTTTGATGATACTGAGGTAGGTGCTTATCAGGAAGGTAGAATGGAGTTTCACAACGACCGTCGTATTAGCTTAAATAATGGCGCGAGAATTCCAACCCTTTACCCCGGTGAAAGTATTGATACTGTGAATGCGACACGCCCAAATAGTAATTTTGAAGGGTTCGAAAGTGCAGCACTCCGTAATATTGCCGCTGCAACGGGTCTTTCGGCACAGCAATTAACTCAGGATTGGTCAAAAGTTAACTACTCTTCGGCACGTGCAGCAATGTTGGAAGCATGGAAAACGCTAACTCGTCGTCGCGATGATTTTGCAGCAGGTTTTGCCGATCCAATTGCAAGTGCTTTTATTGAGGAAATTCACGATATTGAAAACCTTCCCATGCCTAATAATGCTCCAGATTTTTTAGAGGCTAAAACAGCTTATTGCCGAGCATGGTGGATGGGACCAGGGCGTGGTTGGGTTGATCCTGTTGCAGAGAAAAAAGGCGCCATCTTAGGTATGGAAGCGGGTTTATCTACCCTTGAAATGGAAGCCGCTGAAAACGTTGGTGAAGATTGGGAGGAACTCGTGGACCAGCGCGCCTATGAATTACAAACGTTCAAAGAACGAGGATTGGAGCCGCCTAAATGGGCACAAGCTGAACAATTCTCACCGGATAAAATAGAACAACCGGAGGCCAAGTGAATTTACCCCACTTAGCGCAAAAGCTATTTAATACCCCTCTGGCCATTCATCCACAAAAAGCAGAAGTCGTGATAAGTGCCGTCATGGAACGATTTGGTATTACGCAAATTCGTAGCACGATGATGGAAGATGATTATTACGATGATGATCGCTTTTCACGCAAGAAAAAGGCCGATGCAGGGTATGACATTTTAGAAGGGATCGCACTGATATCAATACAGGGAACGCTAGTACAAAAGCTTGGTTCATTGCGACCTTACAGTGGCATGACAGGTTATGACGGCATACGGCAGGTATTTTTATCAGCCATTCACGACCCTGAAGTCAAAGGTATTTGTCTCGATATTGACTCTCCTGGTGGTGAGGTGGGTGGGTGTTTTGATCTTGTTGATTTGATTTATGAATTACGAGGTAAAAAACCGATTTATGCCATTCTCTCTGAAAATGCGTATTCAGCGGCTTATGCCATTGCCAGTGCTGCCGACAAAATTTATGTGCCGCGTACAGGTGGCGTTGGCTCAGTTGGGGTGATTGTTATTCATTGTGATTGGTCACAACGTATTAAAGAAGATGGATTAAAGGTCTCTATTATTACTTATGGTGATCGTAAAGCGGAAAGTAATCCGTATGTCGCCCTTAGTGAGGAAGCTAAAGCGGCAATTCAGCACGATGTTGATGAAATGGGGCGTCTGTTTGTGAGCACTGTTTCCCGTAACCGTGGGCTATCTGAAAAGATAATCCGCAATACACAAGCAGCCTGTTTTTTGGCTGATGAGGGCGTACAAATTGGGCTTGCTGATGTTGTTTCCAGCCCTGATGTCGCATTTCACGAACTGATGAAAGTTTCTGGAGTTAAATAATATGTCTAAATTTACCTTTGCTCATCTTATTGGTCGCAAGGCTAAAGCTACTGAAGAAGATGATGAAAAAACACGCAAAGAGAAAGGTCGTCGTGTAGAAGATGACGATGAAGAAGAAAATGCTGAAAATGATGTTCCTGAATCGGAAGATCAAGACGACGAAAAAGAAGGTCGTAAAGCGAAGAAAGCGAAAAGCAAAAAAGCCGAAGATGATGATGACGAAGACCCTGATGCAGAAGATGACGACGAAGATGCCGAAGATGATGAAGACAACAAGGACGTGAAAAAAGGCCGTCGTGCCGAACGTAAGCGTTGTGCTCGTATTTTTGGCAGTAAAGCTGCTGCTGCGCGTCCTGATATGGCTGCTCATTTGGCATTTAATACTAATTTGTCATCGAGTGAAGCAATTAGCACTCTGAAAGCCATGGGCGGGGTTTCAGCGCCGCAAAACAACCGTCGTTCTCTTGATGCTCGTATGCGTGAAGAAGAGCAAGTGCGTTTAGGTCAAGATGCGGAAGTGGCGCCAACAGGTTCTGCAGCATCTATTGTTAACAAAATGACAAGCCTGTACAACAGTAATAAAGGGGGCAAATAATGGATCAGATTTCACAAAACCCATTTCAGCCGGGTGTGCGCCAAGCGGTTTTTAATCCTGACCAGTTAATCTCAGGGCCGCTTCAAGTTGTGACTGATACGGTAACTATTGCGAAAGCGGGTATTTTAAAACGTGGTACCATCCTTGGTAAAGTTACCGCTTCTCGTGAGTACGTTTTATGTAAAAAAGATGCGGCAGACGGCAGTGAAAAACCCTGTGCTATTTTAGTTGATGATGTCAACACAACGGAAGATAGCGTTTTAGGTGGTGTATATCTCATGGGCGAGTTTAATCATCATAAAACAACGTATGATGCGAATTGGACTATCCCTGAACTGACTGACGAGTTGCGTCAATTCTCTATTTTCCTTCGCGATAGCGTACAAGCTTAATCCCCCATTAATTCACTTAGACGTTGAATGCTAACCATAGTAGGGCTTTTGACGTCTTTTAAATGAGAAAAAGTATGAATATTTTCGATACGAATGTTTTAGTTCAAGTCGTGCCAAACCTAATGACTAGCCAAAACTGGTTATTAGATAAATTCTTTCCAAACGTGGTTGAGTCTGATACTGAAGAAGTTTCTATCGATGTAGATGTGGGCTTACGTCGTATGGCTCCATTTGTTTCGCCATTAGTGGAAGGTAAACTGGTCGAGGCTCGGAAGTTCCAAACCAACAGCTTTAAACCTGCGTACATCAAAGACAAACGTGCACCTGATTTACGTAAGCCTGTCCGTCGTCAAATCGGCGAACGCATTGGTGGACAGTTGTCTGCAGCAGAGCGAGAAATGCTAAACCTCCAGTTCGAAATGGCCGACCAAATCGATATGATCAACCGTCGCTTAGAGTGGATGGCATCTAGCGCATTGGTTTCAGGTACGGTCACAGTGGCGGGTGAGGGTTACGACACGAAAGTTGTTAATTTTGGTCGCGCCGCTGAATTGACAGTCACATTAAGTGGCAGTGATAAATGGCCAACTCAGGTTGATGCAGGAAAAACCAACACTAAACCAAGTGATGATATTGAAGATTGGGCACAGCGTATTCTGAAAAACTCAGGTGCAGTTGCCACAGATATCGTGTTCACAACTAAATCATGGAAAGCATTCCGTTTAGATACCACAATTAAAGACACTGCGATCACTTTCCCTGCGTTAAGTCCATTTGGTAATCAAATTAATGCCGGTACACAAGTTCAAAAAGGTGCTGTGTATAAAGGCCATTGGGGTAATTATGACTTGTGGTTATATAACGACTGGTTCATTGACCCGATTGATAACGTTGAAAAACCGATGATCCCAGATGGCTCTGTAATTATGTCTGGGGCTGACTTAATGGGAACACGTGCATTTGGGGCAATTATTGACCCTGCATTCAATTATGGTCCGCTGGCATTTGCACCAAAATCATGGTTAGAGCATGACCCGGCGCAGCGTTTCTTAATGATGCAATCTTCACCGCTGGTTATTCCTAGCCGTGTGAATGCGGCATTGTGTGCAACGGTAGTCTAACGGAGGCATTATGGCGAAGAAACCCCAAGAGCAGCAGGATAAAACTGATGACTTGGGGGGATTACCCCCTGAGTTACAGGTTGATGCTAATACTCAACAAGATGTTGCTCCAACAGATGAATTAAATGATAAACCGCCTGTTGAATCAGATCCAAAACCAGACCCTGAGCCAAAACCAGATAACGATGATGAAACTGATGATATTTATGTCGTTGTAAAAGGTCGCTCAGTCCAGCACAACGGTATTCTCTATACTGAAAGCCAACAAATTGAATTGGATGATATTGATGCCAATCGGCTTGTTACTCTCGGTGTTGTTATGTCATTGGCTAGCGTGCGTGAAAAGTTGGTTCAGGCCAACCCAGCTGGCACGGTAACCATCAGTGGGGGTTGATTGGGATAAGCATCTATTAAATCCACTTCATAATGTTTTTTCTGAAAAGGCGAACTGGCGACCTAAAACAGGGGAGCGTTATGATATTGAGGGAATATTTGATAGAGCTTATGCCCAAAACTATGAATCCCTCGATGGAGAAAGTGGCATTAACACAACTCGACCTATTTTAGGTGTGCGCGATGCTATTTTCAAAACTGCCCCAGTAAAAGGTGACAAGGTATTTATCTATAGTGTGAGCACATTATTTGTTGTTGGGGATGTCCAGCCAGATAGTCATGGTGGAACACATCTCATCTTAAATAAGGTGGCACCATCATGAATGCAGCACAGATCCGCGAGTTAGTTGTTAACTCTCTAAAAGGAAAAACAGCCGCAGAAAACCGTGTTTATTCACCGATGGATTGGTCAACAGTCAGTGCTGAATATCCGTGCATTATCGTGCAAACACCATTTGATCACAAAAAATCGCTGGGCCGTAACGTACCTCAATTCAATACCGTCACGACAGTGCGTGTGACAGGACGACTAGAAGAGTTTGATGGTGATGATCTTGACGGGGCAATGAAAGCCGAACTCGCATTGGAAGCGTTACGGGTAGAAATTGAGCGCGCTGTCATTAATAGTTATGAATTGACGCGTCAAATTCAGCAGTTTATTGAAATTCGTTCTCAAATCAGTATTTCAGCTGAGGGTGAAGGACACCTTGCACAGTTATTGATGGATTTAGATATCGAATACTACCAAGGCCCAGAAGAGTTTTATCCTATTGACGCTGATCCGTTAACGAGTATTGATATCAATGTTCAACAACCGGATGGTACACCTCAGCATCACATCAATATTGACCTGACCTAATCAGGAGTCTTTATGTTTGTAAAACCGATTCATGGCCGCAGCGTACGCTGCCCGGTCAAGGGCTCTCCGTTGCCTGAAACGGGGCAAGAAGTCCCAAATAATATTTATTGGCGTGCGCGGCTTAACGATGGCGATGTTGAGCTTGTTGTACAAAAATCTAAGGAGAAAAAAGCATGACAGTGCCATTCTCACGAGTTCCAAATAATCTACGTGCGCCACTTTTCTATATTGAATTTGATAATTCGATGGCCAACAGTGCAACGGCAACTCAGCGCACTTTGATTGTGGGGCAAATGTTAACAGGGGCGGTCGCGCAGAATGCTATTCCTGAGCGAATTTCCTCAGCGTCGCAAGCCGCGGAACGATTTGGTAGTGGTTCAATTTTGCATAGTATGGTTAAGGCATATATTGGTAACGATACTGCTGCAGAGGTTTGGGCCTTACCTCATAGCGATACTGAGTCAATGACTGCGGCAATAGGTACAATCAAGGTTAACAGCCCTGCAAATGCTACAGGTGTTATTTCACTTTATGTTGGTGGTATTCGCGTTCAAGTTACCGTTGTAGCAACAGATACCGTAGAAATTGTCGCTTCAAGTTTAGGTACTGCGATTAATCGATTATCAGAAATGCCAGTAACGGCTAAAGCTGAAAGCGATATATTGACATTAACCGCGAAAAATAAAGGTGCTTTAGGAAATAGCATTGATATTCAACTCAATTATCGCGGCTTAGCAGGAGGAGAGACTACGCCTTCAGGGTTAGAGCTTATTATTACTGACATGGTTGGTGGGAGTGGCGCACCTGATTTGTTGGATGGGTTATCTAATCTTAATGATCGCTCGTTTGATTTCATTGTAAACCCATATAGTGATACCGCTTCACTTGATGCTATTAAGGATTTCTTGTCCGATAACGGTGGTCGTTGGTCATGGGATCAGCAACTTTATGGGCATAGCTTTACCGCAATTACAGGTACATATGGGCAATTAGCTGATTTTGGTGAAAAACGTAATGACCAGCATAATTCTTTGCTGGGGGTTCCTAAATCACCATCTCCCATTTACCAATGGGCCGCTGCTTATGTTGGTGCTATTGCTCAAAGTTTACGCAATGACCCGGGGCGACCACTCCAAACATTACCTATTAACGGTGTTTTAGCGCCTGATGCAACTCAGCAACTCGGTCTTATTGAGCGCAATAACCTATTACACAGTGGTATATCGACATTTACAGTTGATGACGATGGTACCGTGCGTGTTGAAAACATTATTACGACCTATCAGAAAAATGCTTATGGCGATAATGACGATAGTTACCTTCAAGTAGAAACCTTGTTTTTGTTGATGTTTGTTTCTCGTTTCATGCGAACCCAAATAACGAGTAAATTTGGGCGCATGAAGCTGGCTAATGACGGTACTCGATTTGCTCCTGGTGCTGCGATTGTTACACCTAATGTGGTTCGTGCTGAATTAATCGCGCAATACAAGTCATTAGAGTTTAATGGCCATGTACAAGATTCCGATGCTTTTATTAAAGGCTTGCTTGTTGAGCGTAATAGCCAGAACCCAAATCGTCTAGATGTTTTATGGACGGGAACCCTAATTAATCAACTTCGTGTGTTTGCGTTACTTAACCAGTTTCGCTTACAACCAACAATTTAAGGGGAGACTATGTCAAACACAGCTAACCGTTTGGCGGGGACGGCATACGTCACCGTCAATGGTATTTCAATCATGGTCGTGGGGGATTTTACCTATAGTCCATCAAAGGTTGAGCGCTCAACATTATCTGGAATGGACTCGGTACATGGCTATAAAGAAAAGCCTGTTCCGGGATTTATTTCATGTCGGGTTCGTGATTCTGGTGGAACAACAGTGGCTGATTTTAATGATCAAACGGATGTCACAATAGTTGCAGAGCTCGCGAATGGTAAAACCATTATTGGTGAAAGTTTATGGGCAGTTAAAACTCAAGAAGTTAAGAGTGAAGACGCCGAATTTGAAGTGCGCTGGGAAGGCCGATCGGTAACGGAGAATTAATTATGACAATTGAAAAAACTAAGATCATTGAACTTGAAACAGCCATTGAATCTAATGATGGGAAAAATCGTTATGAATCACTGACATTAAAAGAACCTGTTCTTATTCAGGTTGAGCAATTTTATGAGCGACAATCTCAGTCATCGAGTTCATTGCCTGCCATGCGATTATTAATTTCATTGGTGAGTTTAGTGCCAGAAACTGAAATTAAAAAAATGGCAATTTCTGATTTCGTGAAATGTAAGGATTACCTTTCGAGTTTTTTGGCATTAAACCACTCAGGGAATGGCAGTATTTAGCTGCTGACGTAACTTATTTTTATCGATGGGGACCACAAGAAGCATGGTCTCTAACTCGAACTAGGTTAACTTGGTGGTTTGATAATGCAGTAAGAATAAATAAGTGAGAGTAGATCATGGCGTCCAATACTTTTGACTTCGAATTAGTTGCAGATGATAAAGTCAGTAATGAAATTGTAAATATCGAAGCTCAATTATCACAATTATCACCAATCTTAAAACAAACTCGTGAAGATCTTAAGTTAGGTGGAGATGATTCACTGACAGGTCTAGGCAATATTGGTGACAAGATAAGAGTTATTACCGATGGAGCAAAATCTGGAGCTCAAAGTATTGGCGACATGATACCTCCATTGAAAAATTTTGGGGCTATAGCTGGCGGCCTAATGAAGGCTGGTGGCATTGGCGCACTGGTATCTGGAGGATATAAATACGGTGCAGAAGCTGCAGAAAATGGAACCCGGACATTAACATCAGCTAAAAATATGGGGATGTCTGTAGAGGAAAGCACTCGATTATCTGGCACTTTAGTTCAGAAAGGTGCTGGCAAGGATGAGGCTAGAGACATCATTGAAAGTTATTATGAAAAACTAAGTCAAGCCAACATAGGAAAAGATGGTGAGTTATTAGCCTCGATCAGAATGATTGGCGCTAATTTAGAAAAAAATAAAGATGGCACTGTCAATATTACTAAAACACTGGGAAGTTTGGAAACAGCTATCAAAAATTTACCTGAAAGTCGTAATTGGGAACTTAGGGATAATTTGAAGCTTCCCCCTGAACTTATCGCTTTATTGAGAGAAGGAAAATTAAACGAGCGTATGGCTCGCTCGGATAAAATTGGCTTAACAGTTGAAGATGAACATGCTGATCGCATGGATAAATTAAATACAAAAATTAAAGATCTTGGCGCTGAATTTGAAGGTGCCGGCAATAAACTGGAGAAAGGGATATTTGATTTTATCTATAACGATAGCATGTTAATGAAAGTTCCTGATTTTGGGGATATTGATAAGGCAACAAATAGAATTAAGGAAGTTGAAGAGCGTGCTAATGATACACCAGATAACTTTTATCATGGTGATAAGCGAAAAGACCTTATTGCTAGGGCTCTAAAGGATGAATCATATAAACAGTCATTAGGTTTTTACGAAAAAACAAGGTTAATTGCTCATGATCCTACTGATTCCCAATATAAAAATATAGAAGAGAGATACGGCAAGGAATGGGAACGACAAAAGCAACTATTTGAAGAACGCAGAAATACCCCAAAAATTAATATTGGAGATAAGGTCCCCGATAATTTTGTACAAGATGAAAAATATAATCCGAATCGTCGAGGGTTGAGAAATAATAACCCCGGGAATTTAATTGCAGCTCCAAATACTACGGGGCGAGATTATGGAAATAATCACTATTATGCTCAATTCGCTAACTCTCGGGATGGCATTGCAGCGATGTCACGGCAGTTAATGTTAGATGCAGAAAAAGGGTTTAATACCATTGATGATCTTATGCGAAAATATGCTCCTGCAAAATCAGGAAATAATACGCAAGGTTACATTGACAGGGTTTCAAAAGGTACAGGATTTGGACCCTATGAAAAACTAAATATGCATGATCCTGACGTATTAGGCAAAATCATGCCTCATATGATTAAAGTCGAAAATATCGAACAACCTTACAGTTACGATCAGATAATGGAAGGTATTATGGATTCTATTATGGATGACCGTTGGAAAGGGTTAAGAAACCCTGATCGTGTTATGGAGCAACGTGACATGATTGCTTTACGTGAAGAACGGATAAAATCGGAGAAACGAGAACAGGCTACCCCGTTTATAAATATGGATAATCAAGCAACAAAAGTCGTTGATATGATTACAGGTGCATTATCAGAAGCATTACAGCAAAATTCAAAACTGGAAATTACAGTGATTAGTGGTGATAAAAGAACAACAGAGTATTTAACACCAAAATCAAATGGTAGAATCACTGTACCCATGGAAACGCCATAGAGGGCTTAAATGACTAAGTTACTTTTGTTGATAGTACTGTTTATTCCATTCATTACATATGCCGCAAGTTTTGATTGTAGTAAAGCACATAGTAATGTTGAAAAATTGATATGTGATACGCCTGAATTATCTAAAGCTGATGATGAATTATATGTTGATTATCTACAGGCTAAATTAGTTACTGGTAATAGCGATGAATTTAAAAAACTTGCTAAAAAGAACTGGGATCTAAGAGTAAAAAATTGTGATACAAAAGAGTGTTTGCTTGATTGGTATAAACGTTCAACTATTATTTATAGAAATGTTGCTGCAAGCCAGCCAATAGATGAGCAAGATGTGTCTGGTACTAATTACTACTATGGTTCTTCTGTTAAAATAAAAGGTACCCTTAAAAGAGAGTCAGGAGGGTTTCCTTCAATAAGAACAGATGAAATCATATCTGTATCATCAAAAACGCCAGATGAAGCGGAGTCAGATGAACCAGGGGAGTGGGGCGTTGCGGTAATGCAGCTTGCAATGTCAGATAAAGCTCAATGGCGCTATTTTGAAAAAAACATAAATACTAAATCGCTAGTAACTTGTAATTTATATCATGCTCATACTGGTCATCATTTTACACCCGTAATGTGCTTAGTTGAAAATATTGAGCCTGTAAAATAAATATAGGCCTAAGAATAGGACATGGAAATGAAAATAATAGGTTATGTGTTGATAGCTGTGGGTGTTATGTTGCTGAGTTTTACGTTTTTTATGAATACAACAAGTTATTCAGATGGTCTGGGTAGAATTAATGATTTATCTCTTCTATTTAGTCAGCAAAATAGAATTATAGTTTTCTGTTTTATTATTTTATATGGAGTTATCCTTATTAGTAAAGAAAGTAAATTAGATAATAAAAAAGCGATTTCAGCAAAAAGACAAATTAGCGAAATAAACGATATTGGTTTTAAATCTACAGTGATTAGCAATATAAATAATTATCGTTCATATGATTTTTTTAAAAACGGAAAACTAGATGAAAGCCGACTATCTAGTTTTTTGATTATTTGTAAAGAATTGATAAATGAAGCAAAAAATAACGATGTATCTGTGGGGAAAATAGAAAATATAATGAATGAAATAACAGATAATATAACGGAAGGATTGAGTGAATTTGATGCATCTAGAATTAAAGTAGAGATAGGAAAACTAACTAAATAGAATTTTATTTAATATATTAAATTGCCGCCATTAGCGGCTTTTTTCATTTCTGGAGTTCCCATGGCATTAATTAAAAACGCATTATCTTCTTTATTAGGAGAGGATGGCTCATGGTCATGGTCTGAACATTTACGTCAGGCTTCATTTAGAGGTATTCCGTTTGGTGTAATGTCAGGGGAGGGGGTGTTTGGTCGTCGTGTTGCGGTGCATGAATACCCCTACCGAGATCAGGCATGGGTTGAAGATTTAGGTCGTAGCACTCGACGGATCACAATAAAAGGCTTTTTAATTCAAGATAGCCTAGTTTATGACGCCCCTGATGTATTTACTCAGCGTGATAACTTGATAGCTGCTTGTGAAGAAGGTAATGCAGGAACGTTAATTCACCCTACATTAGGTGAGTTAACGGTAAGTGTGACGGAAAGTGGCTTACGAATTAATGAAAATGCTGAAAATGGGCGAATATTTGAGTTTGAGCTAGTTGTTATTGAATCAGGGCTAAAAGTTTTCGCAATAACAGAATCAGAAAATTCAGGCGTTTTAACTTCTAAAAATTGGTTAAAAACAGCCACAACAATGGCGGCTAAATATATTTCTCTTATCAAGGGCGAGATGAGAGCGGTTACTCAGACACTAGAAACGATAAAACGAACAGCAAGTTTTTGGGTCATGATGGCGGAAAAAACAGTTAATGAAGCCACAAACTTGAGTGATTCATTGGGCAGTGTGTTTGGTTCAGATCAGTATGGCCGTTATCAGAGTGGTAAATTGGGTGGTTCAGTTTCGGGTGCGACAGGTAAAAAGTTTATTACTGAATTAAATGGAGATGAATCAACAATTGTAGATAAGCAATTAACAGCTATCACAATAGATCGTGAGAATCTATCTCAGCAACTTGAGTTAGTTCAGCAAGCGAAAGACCCCGAACAATTTTGCCAATATACCCAAGATACTATAGTGAAAATGATGGAGCTAGCCAGTTCCATTGACCGTAGGATTCACTTACTTTCGCAATTATCGTTGTTTGAATATCCAGAATACCAAGAAGATGCACAAAGTAAGCTGGTTACAATACTAACAGTCGCTTATTTATCGGTTATCACTTCAGCGGCAGTTGCCACACTTTCGACCCAGACATTACCGAGTAGCAGTAATGACGCAGCAAGTCAGCAAAGAGACATTTGCCATATTCTTGATAATGCATTAACCCAAATAGGTGATCTAGGGATGGATGATGCATATCAATTACTTTATGAAATGCGTGCAGCCGTTGTTACTCAATATATTTATAAGGGATCTGAAAAAGGGCGCTTAACTCAGTACTCATTACCTGAAACGTTAAGTGTTTTACATGTTTCTAATCGAATTTATCAGGATGCAAGTCGTAGTGATGAATTGGTGATGGAAGTTTCACCTCGCCACCCGGCATTTATGCCCATAAATTTTAAGGCATTGAAAAAATGAGTGATAAAAATAACGATGAAGTTTCATTACTCATAAATGGCAAGCGCATTATGGGGTGGGACAGCATTCGAATTACGCGTGGTATTGAACGATTCCCCAGCGACTTTGAATTGTCATTGATGGATTATTATCCAGCAACAGATGAGAAACAATTAGTGAAAGCAGGTGACCCTTGCGAGGTGATGATAGGCGAAGATAAGGTTGTCACGGGATATATCGACAGCTGGAACCCTGCTATTAATAAGACGCAACATCAGATACGTATTTCGGGGCGTGGTAAGTGCCAAGACTTAGTCGATTGTTCAGCAAATTGGGAAAATAATGTTATTAGTCAATCTAATGCGTTACAAATAGCGAAGAAACTGGCTGGCTGGTATGACATTGATGTCGTTAGCGATATCCCCGATAGCAAACTTCAGAACATTCCCCAGTTTACGCTTAATTGGGGAGAGTCTTCACAGCAAGTCATTGAGCGAACCTGCCGATGGTCTGCACTACTTTATTATGAACTCCCTGATGGGAGTTTATTTTTATCTCGAGCTGGAACAGAAGTTGCTGCTAGTGGTATTTCTCAAGGCCAAAATATTGAAGAAGCCAATTACTCTGATTCAATGAGTAATCGGTATTCTGAATATATTGGTGTTTCTCTATCTATATCACCAATGAACGGTGACTATTCATCAGTTGAGAACGCCAGAACACAAGATCCCGAAGCCGATAAAATGCGGTACCGTAATTACATTACAATTGTTGAAAGCAACCTTATTACAGCAAGACGAGAGCAGGAAGCGATTAATTGGGAAATGAACCGTCGCTATGGCAGATCTAAGGAGTTACGTGTTGTCATTGATAGTTGGAGAGATAAAGATAATCAACTTTGGCAACCCAATACGTTAATTCCTATCAACATTCCAATATTTGGCCTTGAAGATAAACAGTGGTTGCTATCTGAAGTTGTATTTATTCGGGGCAGTGATGGCACTAAAGCTATCTTAACCCTAATGCCTCCTGAAGCATTCATTGTTGAGCCATATGAATTCTATCAAACGATCAGGATGTAATGATGAATCAGATATTAAGAGATATCAAAACACGGATCGCGATGTTGGTTGGTTTTGGTAAAACCACATTATCTGATGATGCAGGCAACTCCCAAAAGGTACAGTACCAAAATAATATGGAAGTTAGGGACGGTACTATTCGTTATACCGACTTTGGTTTTTCATCATCATTGCCAGCTGGGTCAGACGTCTTAATTGCTTACCTTAATGGTAATCGCTCAAATGCGATCATCTTTGCAAGTAACCATCCTTCATCAAGGCATCAGAACCTTAAATCAGGTGAAAGTGTGCTTTATAACCAATGGGGCCTACATATTTTAATGACAGAGGAAGGCATTGTGATTGAGGCCAAAAACAAAGATGTCACAGTTAATAATGCCAATAAAGTGACAGTCAATGCAACGACAGAGGTCTTACTCAATACCCCACTATTGAAAGTGACAGGCGATATCATTGATAACTGTGAAGGCAACCAATCGACATTGAAAGCATTAAGAGACAGTTATAACGACCATGATCATGATGTTAAAAATGTCCAATCGGGTGGTAGTACTATCACCAGTGACACCATCAAGGAGAAAGTTTAATGTCCGATATTTCAAGCTGGTGGCATGTTAATTCAAACAAAGCGGACTGGTTGCAAGGTTCTGGTGATTTATTAGCAGGGGATGATCTACAAACTGCCATCATGATTAGTTTATTTACGGATTGTGTTGCTAAACCTGATGATCAATTAGATGAAAGTTATCGCAGAGGCTGGTGGGGGGATTTAGGAAATAATTACAACATTGGATCTCGCCTGTGGTTACTAGACAGAGAAAAGCTAACTAAATCTGTTGCGAGTAAAGCGGAAGATTATGCCAAAGAGTCTCTTAAATGGCTTATTGATGATGGGGTGGTTTCTTTTTTTGAAGTGGCCACTCAAATTGTTTATCCAAATAGGCTAAATATGATTATTCGCTATTACAGACCGGGTGATAAAGGTGACTTACGATTTTATTGGGTTTGGGAGGCATAATCATGCCATTTAAAAGAAAAACACTTTCAGAATTACGGGAGCAGGGCGAGCAATTCATTCGTTCAGAGTTAAAAGAACCTGGGGCATTATTGCGTTTCTCTAATATGAAAATATTAGCAGATATGACCGCAGGTATGTCACATATGCATTATGGTTATTTAGACTATATTGCAAAGCAAACAACCCCCTTTACAGCAATAGATGAATGGTTAGCTGGGTGGGGAGCATTAAAACGAATTTATCGAAAAGCACCGCAAAAGGCTAAATGTAACTCTGTAAAAGCGGTGGGTGTTCCGGGTAGCGTGATTAGTAAAGGGAGTAAACTCAATCGGGGAGATGGCTATCAATATGAAACGACAGAGGAAGGTATTATCGATCCTTCTGGCGAAACCTTTCTGTCAATTGTAGCGATTTTACCTGATATCAATACAACTCAAGATGGTGATGGCTCATTTGGCAATAGCCCAGCTGGAACTAAATTAACTTTAGATATTAGCATTCCCGGCATTTCCTCGGAATTAGTTGCAATTGAGCCTATAGTTGGCGGTGCAGATATTGAGCAAGAAGAACTGTTTAGAAGTCGTATATTAGAAGCCTATCAAAATCCATCACAAGGCGGAAACGCTAATGATTATGTAGGATGGGCAAAAGAAGTACCAGGAGTAACGCGAGCATGGATTAGGCGTAGAGCTTTAGGTGCAGGCTCTGTTGGTATTTATATCATGTGTGATAATAATGCTAATGGTGGTTTTCCAATCGGTACTGATGGCCCAGCAACGAAAGAAGTTTATCAAGTCCATGCGACTGGAGACCAATTACGTGTCGCAGATTATCTTTATGATCTTCAATCTGTTACCGCATTAGTTTGGGTTTGTTCTCCAGTTGAAAAGAGAATTGATTTTGAATTTATTGGGCTATCTCATATAGACCAAGAAACCCGGCATAAATTAGAAGGGGCCATTGATGGTTTTTTCTATTTAAATAGTGACCCATCGGAATTAAATACGATTAACCCTGCAGACATTGATCGCGCAATTTTTGCTGCGCTGGGGTTAGTTGGGTATAAATTAATTATGCCTATTGATGAGATTGAATTAGGAATAGGCGAAATTCCAATACGAGGGGAGGTGGTTTATTCATGATTGCCTACAGCGTAGAGGATTATACAAAGGCATTAATCAGTCTTGCTCCCCACGGTTTAGCGTGGAATTGGAAGCCCGACAGTACAATGCACTCTGTTCTAAAGGGCTTGGCATGGAATTATCATATTTCTGATATTGACGCCATTCAATTGCTCACTGGCTCATTTCCTAAAACAGCAACTGTAATGCTAACCGAATGGGAAAAAACACTAGGCTTACCAGATGATTGTGCAATCGGGGAAATGGACAGTTTACCTAAAAGACAAGGTGCAGTTGTTTCAAGGCTAATTTCAACTGGAGGGCAATCTAAACCCTTTTTTATCCATTTAGCTGATGAATTGGGATATCAAATTACCATTACAGAATTTCGGGCGTTAAGGGCTGGAATATCAGCATGTGGCGACTCATTGTATACGGGGGATTGGTTATACACATGGCGAATTAATGCCGGTGACACAGACGTGACAGCAGCTAAAGCTGGGATCAGTTATTGCGGTGATCCTCTCAGGTCATGGGGAGACCGATACCTTAAGTGTAAATTTAATCAAATATCTCCCCCTCATACCATTGTCCAAATTGGTTATTCTGAATAACTAATTAATTTACTTTTTAATTTACTTTTATCACCTTAATTGAGTGAGGATTTGTCATGAAAAAAATTGGTGACGTCACCAACACTGCCGATAAAAACGGTGAATTTACTAATGGTAATATTGCTACAGGAACCCCTCCAACAATATTAGAAGGGCCATGGCTTACTGCCATTCAGCGTGAAATACTGAATGTTTTAGTAAAGGCAGGAATAGTACAGGACCCTAACAAGGACAATCAACTGGCTCTATCGATAGAAAAAATTGCAAAATCATCAGTACCAGAACTAGTTCAGGAAACAGGCGATGCAGAAGATGCGATCATGAGCCAAAAAGCGGTAACTAGTGCAATTTCAGATAGCCAAGTCAATGTACCCGACGCCTCTACATCAGTGAAAGGAAAAGTGCAATTAACTGAGACATTAGGCAAAAGCAAGACTCTTGTACCAAACCAAGTGGCCGCGGCAGCACTGGGTTTTGGTACTGTGGGAAGCTTTGAGGATGGATTAACTTTTATTGATAAAATCACAAGTGGCTATCAACTTGTTTACTCAAAAAAAGAAGATGCTTTTTTCCGCTGGGACGGTGAGTTACCTAAACCTGTTCCCGCTAATTCCACACCTGATTCGACTGGTGGTAAAGGTGATGGGAAATGGAAAAGTGTAACAGAAGCATCGTTAAAGCAGTTTGCTGAGAACAGTCAAAAAAACCGAAACCCTATTCCTCAGCGTCATGATTTTGCTTTTGTTGCTTCAAAATTTATCCATGAAAAAACAGAGCTTGCTGTCAACCCAAGTTCATTACTTCAATCAATTGACTTAACTGTCCCTGCCTCAGCTGACTATGACTTGGTTTTTAAAATCCATGTGACGGGTTTAGAGTCTAATTATAATTTCAGTGCTGGAACATCGGGAGAAAAAGAAGCATTTGTTGTTGCAGGGGTCTGTGATGGACTAATGCGTGAAAATTGGAATATGCGTTCGCATACAGCAACGTATGATGGGAGTATACTCACCATCACGCTACCTAAAGCCGCATTATTGACCGGGTTTGGTTCTGCAGGGGTACGTTTAGGCGTTTCTGCCAGTGAATCATTTGAAATTAAAAAGTTCTCTGCATTTCAAAACGGGAAAAGAATTGCGTTTATTCCTTTTAATCGTTTACCGCCTAAAAAGCTGTGGGGCGGTGCCAGCGTTTTAAGAGCACAAAGCACAGGGCTTGGGTTTGATTTCGGGATCAATTTGCAGTTAGGGAAAGAGTCATTATTCATAGGTAATGATTTTCTTACCTCATCACCGAACGGAAGCATCGATAATATAGCCTCTCAAGAGTGGGGGTTAGAGCTAAATCGACGTTGGACAGTGCAATTTCCACAGTTTTATAAATGGTATTTTGAGCCTGGTACTCATTCAACCTACCGTCGGGTCACAACGATGAGTTTATTGAAAGAATCCTATCTGCTTGGTGATAACGCTCAAATTCTGGGCGGTGTAGAATTACCAACAGCATCATGGAGCAGCGAAGGGGAATATAATGGAATAAAGGTTTTTTCTTCCCTTTATGATTATGACTCTAATCCTGACACAGCAATAAGAAATGGGAGTAAGCAGCCTTTTCTGGCCGTTTTAGTGCTAGATTCTAAATCAAACTCGGTTGTTTCTTATGCATTAAAAAATGTCAGTTCAATCGATGCCGTTAAAAACACGGAGTATGCATATTATTACGAGTACGCCACTAAAAAAGCCTATTTTAACTGGGGGAAAGGTAACGACAGCGCCTATCTGTATGTATGTGAAGTTGATAACATCATTAATGCAACATCAACAATCTATGCAGCGGGTTGTACTTTTCTAGCCTCTAAATCTGATACCGTGAAAATTGAGCCAGCTAGTTATAGTAAAAGTAGATTTGCAGGTTTATACCAGTGTGTTGCTGGAGTTTCCGCAGGTGGCTCAGGCGCTTATGCAATCAACAATATTGATTCTGAGTGTATTATGAGTGGCGCAAAATCGCATAAAAATGATGGGTTTAACTATCACTATGCGGGAACGAGTTTAATTAAAGATTGCGTGACAAGTCACAATGGAGATGACGGTATTAGCCATCATGAAGGTTGCGAGGGGTACGTTGTTGGTGCGGATATTCTTTATAACTATGCCGCTGTATCAGTCCCCGCCTTCGGCGCTAAAGTGTGGCACTTTAATTGTAATGCTGAGCCTGCGCAGCAATTATCAAGCAAGCCCTATGCAGGAAAGTATGCGTGTATCAGCGGGCAAGGCCAATCAACAGAAGCTTGGTACGACAATTGTTTTTTAAGGCAAAGGGCAAGCATTGGTTCTTACTATAGCTGTCATAGCCAGCAAGAGGGAACGCAAGCGGTATTGTATATAAACGCCGCTAAAATTGACAACGAGAAGATTAGTCTTTATGAAAGATCATTGTCAGGGGCAGATGTGATTTTGTCATCAACAAAAAACTTTTAATACATTATCAAAAACAAAGCCGCTGTAAAAAGCGGCTTCTCATCACATCAAGTATTTTTCATGCTGGTACCCATGAGTCATCAAGCCAAATACTCTCAATAATTTCGTTTATTTCTTTAGTTGCATCGTCACTTTTAGCTCCAGTAACCACCAATGATGTTGAAGAGCTAAGCGCCACTCTGACATTAAGAGGGCCGTATTTATCACCCACTTTTTGTATCACTCTTTCGCGTAGGGCATTGCGTACTTTTTCTGAAGGTTTATTGCTAACTTCTTTATCAAAGAGAATTTCAATACGAGGCATAATTGCAACTCCTTTATACTGTGTTTTTGTACAGTATTTATATACAGTAATGAAGATAGTTGCAATATTTAGGGTGATAAAAATTATTTTTTGATAAGTTCTTCATACTTTCCATGCAACGTATTAGGGAAAAGTTCGGTGTAAACTTGCCATAGTACGTTTAAAGATCTATGTCCTGTCACTTGAGCAACCTCAGCAATATTGAAACCCGCCTCAAATAACCTACTAGCTCCTTCTCGCCTTAAGTCGTGATATCTTAGATCTTCAATTCCTAATTTATTTCTAACACGTTGAAAACCTGCCGAAACAGATTTTGAATTGTATGGGAAAATTCGATCATCTTTCTTTTCTTGTCGAAGTAAAATTTCCCATGCATTACCAAGTAATGGAACAAACATATGGTTTCCAGCTTTTTTACGGGGATCCTTTCTATCTCTAACAATGACGGAGCGCGTATTGTAGTCAACATCTTCCCATCTTATTTTGCAGACTTCACCAATACGCATGCATGAAAGAATAGAGAACTCTAGAATGTCTAGATATGGGATATGGGCCCCTCTATGTTCACTTCGTTTTTTTAATGCCTCTTCTAACCTTTCTAGTTCGTCATTAACAGGTCTGCGACTTCTTCTATTAGATTTACCAATTAACCCCATTTGATTAAGTAGCGGCCTAGCTTCAAGGGTTGGATTTTTAGTGTAATCAATTCCGTAAACAGGTTTTGCTGACTGTAGTACTGATCCTAAATAACTAACATCATGATTTACGGTTGATGGGCCAGCGCCAGCAGCATTTCTATAGCGGCAATGTTCGATAATATGATTAATAGATAATTCGTTTAGAAGTAATTTTGCTAGTTCTGAATCGAGTAGCATATTTAAAACATAGGTTTTTGTGCGACCAGCTTTACCACCTAGGTTAGGATCATTGATGTATTTATAAATTAGTTCACCAACAGTTATTTTATTAACATCGTTAGGATTGGGAACTCCTGACTGTTCTAATTCAATGACACGCTTTGAGCCCCATGTTTTAGCATGGGCTTGCTTTGTGAATGTTTTGCTCTCGTTATAAATTCTTTTACCGTCTTTTTTGATGCTAACCGAGCAGCGATATCGCACAGTACCATCTGCTCTCATTCTTTTGTCTATGCTATAATAAGCCATCTTAATATTTTCCATGACAGATTTAGACACGGAGGACACCAAATTCAAGGTGTCCTCGCTGGTGTCCTGATAAAGCAAAAATACACTAAAATAGGTCAAAATGCACGGAAACACGACAAATATAAAAAACAGTGAAAACAAGGGTTTTCAAGGTATGACAGGCTATAAGAACATTAATAGATTTTCCGTTGCTCCTATGCTCGATTGGACAGACCGCCATTGTCGCTATTTCCATCGCTTATTAAGCAAAAATACCTTGTTGTACACCGAAATGGTGACAACGGGGGCTATCATTTATGGAAAGGGAAACTACCTTGCGTTTAGTGAAGAAGAACACCCTGTTTCATTGCAACTGGGTGGCAGCGACCCTGCGGCGTTAGCCCAGTGCGCTAAGCTTGCTGAAGAACACGGTTACGATGAAATTAATTTAAACGTGGGTTGCCCATCTGACCGTGTGCAAAATGGCCGTTTTGGTGCGTGCTTGATGGGGGATGCGCAGTTGGTGGCGGATTGCATTAAAGCGATGCAAGACGTGGTATCCATTCCTGTGACGGTTAAGACCCGTATTGGTATTGATGAGCAAGATAGCTACGAGTTTTTGTGTGATTTTATCGAAACCGTTTCTACCAAGGGCGGTTGTGAAATGTTTATTATCCATGCACGCAAAGCATGGTTATCAGGCCTAAGCCCAAAAGAAAACCGCGAAATCCCCCCTTTAGATTACCCCCGTGTTTACCAATTAAAGCGTGATTTTCCGCATTTAACGATGGCGATTAACGGCGGCATTAAAACGCTAGAAGAAGCAAAAGAACACCTTCAACATTTAGATGGCGTAATGGTGGGGCGCGAAGCGTATCAAAACCCGTCTATTTTAACGGCGGTTGATAACCAATTGTTTGGTGAGCACTTTCCTGTGACAAATGGTATTGACGCAGTGCGGGCGATGTACCCGTATATTGAAAGTGAATTGGCTAAGGGCGCTTATTTAGGCCATATGACACGCCACATGTTAGGTATCTTCCAAGGTATCCCGGGGGCTCGCCAATGGCGTCGCCATCTAAGTGAAAACGCCCACAAAAAAGGCGCTGACTTAGCGGTGGTTGAACAGGCTCTGGAGTTTGTAACTCGCGGTGAAGAGCAGGTTGGATAGGTTTTGAAAATAAACTAGGAAAATCAACTCATTGATTTTCGGCGGATAACACAAAGCAGGAAAAACCACGCTTTTATCCTGCTTTGTCAACAACCTAAATGCGCCTAAATAGGCGCTTTTTTTGAATGACGAGAAAGCCA